CAACCCGTTCCATCCAACTGCCAACAGGTGCAAACCTTGATTTGGCAACTGAGTGGGCAATTGGTGAGGCATTTGACTTTAGCGTGATTACTTTGGCTGCATTTGCTTTGACCATCACGGTTAATACGGGTGTGACCATTGTGGGTTCTGCGGCAACTGCGGCAACGTCTGGTGCATCTGCACGCTTCCGTTTACGCAAGACTGCGGCTGATACCTTTATCGTCTACCGTATCGGTTAATCAACTGAACAGGCCAGCAGAGATGTTGGCCTGTTCTACATGGAGCTAAAAATGCCAGGACACACAATGGGTAAGAGCGACAATAAAATGTCAAAAGTGATTAAAAAAGAAATGAAAGCAGGCAAGCCCCAAAAGCAAGCCGTTGCTATGGCGTATGGCATGATGAAAAAGCCAGCCGCTAAGACAAAGAAATGATTAAGTCTGCCGCAATCGTTAAGACCAAAGCTCTTGCCCCGTGGAAGGAGCTGCGGCTGCAAAAGCGCAAACTGAAAAATTCACAGGCTATAGAGCGCAAGGCAACCAAGCAAGTGCGCCCATCGCCAATTGGCAGGCGTGAGGTTGTGGTAGTTTCTAAAGAAGAAGTTTTTGAAATCCCTGTGGACGAAAGTCCAGTAACCCGCGAAGAGATGCTGCAACAGGCAGAGGCCATTGGGCTAAAGGTTGACAAACGTTGGTCAGATGCGACACTGCTGAAACACATTGAGGAACTGCAATGGGCTACACCAAACGACAATTCATAAGCGCAGCCTTTGAAGAGATTGGGCTTGCCTCTTATGTTTTTGATTTAGGCCCAGAGCAATTGCAATCAGCCCTGCGCCGCTTAGATGCAATGATGGCTGACTGGAATGCCAAGGGCATCCGCTTGGGTTATCCTTTGCCATCCAGCCCCCAGGACAGCGACCTAGACGAAGAAACGCTAGTCCCTGATTCGGCTTATGAAGCAATAATTTGCAGTCTAGGAATTAGGTTGGCGCCAAGTTACGGCAAGCAAGTAATGATTGAGACCAAGACCACTGCAAAGCAGGGTTACGACATCTTGCTGCAAAGGGCTACATTCCCGCTTGAGAAACAACTACCGGCAACAACCCCATCGGGTGCTGGCAACAAGCCCTGGCGTGTCTACGATAATCCTTATGTCAGACCACCTTATTTGCCTGTGAACGCTGGGCCTGATGGCCCTATCGAATATTACTAAGGACAATCATGCCAACGATCAATCAACTGCCAGTTCTAAGCACAATCTCTAGCGGAGACCAGTTACCTGTTTATTCTCCCAACAATGGGGATGCACGGCGCACATCCATTGGAAGTTTGCTGACGTTTTTCCAGCAAAGTTTTGCATCGCCAACCTTTGCGGTGAATCTCTTTGTGCCTGGCAATGGGTTCAACATCACCGTTCCAACCCCTGTTTCAGAACAGCAATGGATGCTGCTGCAACCCGCTGGAGCGCTGGCATCAGGCACGATCACCCTGCCTTTGAACACTGGTGTACCTGATGGCACTACGGTGCTGATTACGACTACGCAAGAGATCACCTCGCTGACTATTGCCTTGAATGGTGCAAGTGCTATTTATGGTGGCGTGACATTTTTAAGCGCAGGAAGTGCAATTGCAATTCGCTTCTATCAGCCGACAAATTCTTGGTATCAGATTAATTCTGAAACAGTTTATGCGGCTGGTATACAGGCTTTCTTGGCTACGCCTTCAAGTGCCAATCTACGAGCAGCAATGACCGATGAGACAGGAACGGGTCTATTGGTGTTTGCAACAAGCCCGACGCTGACAACGCCGGTAATCACAAATCCAACAGTAAACACCGGCACATTCACCAACCCAACAATGGTTACGCCTGTGTTGGGGGCTGCTACAGGCACAAGTCTTGCGCTCACTGGTCTAGCCACTGTTGGCACAACCCTTGGCGTAACTGGTGTATCCACGCTCACTGGTGGTGCAGTTGTGCAGGGCATGACAGTAGGGCTTGGTACAGGCGCTGTATCAACAAATACGGCAGTAGGCACTACGGCATTAAATGCAAATGCAACTGGATCACTTAGCGTAGCTGTTGGTTTTGAGACTTTGTTCACAGGCACTGCTATAAGTTCTTCTGTTGGAGTTGGCTATAGAGCATTACGCGCATCTACAGGCGATAGGAATGTAGCTATAGGCGCATTTTCAATGGATGGTACTGTTGGGGCAAGCGATTGTGTAGCGGTAGGAAGAAACACGCTTAGATCATTAGTAGGCAATGGTAACTGTACCGCTATTGGAAGAGATGCGCTCACGCTTGCCACAGGGCAGAACAATACAGCGCTTGGTTATGGCGCGGGTGAAAGTATAACTTCTGGGGCAGGCAATATAGCTTTTTCGGGGTACACCTCGGCAGGAACCAATGCCCCTGCGTTCAACATTACCACCGAAAATAATCGTATCTCTATGGGGTCAACATCTGTTACCAATGCCTACATTCAGGTGGCTTGGACAGCGGTGTCCGATGCTAGAGACAAGACAGATTTTGCGCCAGTACCGCACGGGCTTGACTTTGTTAGCAAGTTGCAACCCACAGCATACCGTTATAAAGAAACACGCGATGCTACGGAAGGCCACGGCCCACTGCGCTACGGATTTAAAGCACAGGATGTCTTGGCTTTAGAAGGCGATGCTCCAGTTATAGTAGATGCAGAAGACCTCAATAAGTTGCGGTTCAACGATCAGGCGCTTATTGCCGTGCTGGTTAACGCTATTAAAGAGTTGAAAGCTGAGTTTGACAATTACAAATCTACTCACGCATAAACATTTAAAAACAAAGCTGTAGTGATGGCTACCAAACCCAAATCCTCGGTCAATGCGGCTGGCAACTACACCAAGCCAACCATGCGCAAAGCCTTGTTTGAAAAGATCAAGGCAGGGACAAAGGGCGGTCAGCCTAATGAGTGGAGTGCTAGAAAAGCACAACTGCTGGCAGTGGAATATAAAAAAGCTGGCGGTGGCTATAAATGAAAGCCCCGCAAAAGTCACTGTCAGATTGGGGCAAGCAGGACTGGCGAACCAAGTCGGGCAAGCCATCGTCTGAAACAGGCGAAAGGTATCTGCCTGCTAAAGCCATCAAAGCTCTGACTGCGGCAGAGTATGCAGCAACTACACGGGCAAAGCGTGAGGCTACAAAAGCAGGAAAGCAGTTCGCCAAGCAACCCAAGAAGGTTGCCGAAAAGATTAAGGTCTTTAGATGAAAACTCCAGCATACGCCCGTAAGGAAGGCCAGAATCCTAAAGGCGGACTGAACGCCAAAGGTCGCGCTGCTGCCAAGGCCGAGGGAATGAATCTGAAGCCTCCAGTTAAGACGGGTGACAACCCCCGTAGAGCATCGTTTCTAGCCCGTATGGGTGGCAATCCTGGCCCTGAATACAAAGACGGTGAGCCTACCCGCCTGCTGTTAAGTTTGAGGGCTTGGGGCGCATCCTCGAAAGCAGACGCTCAAGCCAAGGCAAAGAAAATATCGGCGCGGAATAAGGCAAAATAATGCAAATACCTATCCTCAACGGTATTTACGCCGACAGCACCCCAGAACTGCGGACATCGTATCCGGTGAACTTCGTGCCTGTGCCAAAACAATCGGGCATATCCAATGGGTTTCTGCGACCAGGTGATGGGATTGTTGCTAACGGCACAGGCCCAGGCATTGATCGTGGCGGGATTAATTGGCAGAGCAATTTGTATCGGGTGATGGGTACAAAGTTGGTGGAGATCAACAGCGCAGGCACAGTGATTACTTTGGGCGATGTTGGTGGGCCTACGACAGAATTAGTTACATTTGATTACAGTTTTGACCTATTAGCTATTGCTTCGGGTGGGCGACTTTATTACTGGAATGGTGCAACCTTAACGCAAGTGACTGACCCCGACCTTGGCGTGGTGATCGACTTCTGTTGGGTAGATGGTTACTTCATGACCACGGATGGCGAGTTTTTAATCGTAACCGAGTTATCTAACCCACTGTCCGTTAATCCCCTAAAGTACGGTAGCTCAGAGGTTGACCCAGACCCCGTGGTGGCTTTGCTAAAGCTGCGAAACGAGGTCTATGCACTAAATAGGAACACCATTGAGGTATTTGACAACGTGGGCGGCGAGCTATTCCCGTTCGCAAGGATTGACGGTGCGCAGTTGCAAAAGGGCGTTATCGGCACACAAGGGTGTTGCATCTTTATTGAGCGCATAGCATTTTTAGGCAGTGGTCGTAATGAAGCACCGAGCATCTATGTAGGTGCAGCGGCTACCACGCAAAAGATAAGCACTCAAGAAATTGACAACATCTTGTTGGAATACAGCGAGGCTCAGTTAGCCTTGGTTAAGCTGGAGGCCAGAAACGACAAGAACCATCAGCATCTTTATGTGCATCTACCTGACCAGACCCTGGTCTATGATGCAGCCGCATCTGAGGCTTTGCAAACTCCAGTTTGGTTTACATTGGTAAGCACCATAAATGGCTTTGCTCAGTACCGCGCACGCAATATGGTTTGGGCCTATGACAAGTGGCTGGTGGGCGACCCTCAATCTAGTAATATCGGCTATTTAGTGCAAAACACCGGCCACCACTGGGGGCAGCAAGTGCGCTGGGAGTTTGGCACGCTCATTGTCTACAACGAGAGCAATGGCGCTATCTTCAACAGATTGGAATTAGTCAGCTTGACAGGTAGCGTTGCGATAGTCACTCAAATCGTCAATGGTCTACTCAAACAAGATGGGTTCTTTTTGCTGCAAGAAAATGGCGAATATATCCTTCTTGAGATTTTTGCTCCGAATGCATTAGCAATTACAAGCCCGCAGATCAGCACTAGCTATTCGCTGGACGGAATATCCTGGAGCCAGGACAAATTCATCTCAGTCGGAACCATAGGTGAGACCAAGAAGCGTCTAGCATGGTTTCAGCAAGGGCATATGCGCAACTGGCGTATTCAGCGATTCAGGGGCGATAGCGATGCTCACGTTTCCTTTATCAGACTTGAGGCTCAGATCGAGCCACTGGCGTACTGATGGCAACCGCACCCGTTTCTCGCAAGTTAAATCTGACCCGTGACCAGCTTGCGGCGTTCTTGACCGACCAGCAGCAGATCAGGCAGTTTGAGCTTTTGTTTTCCACGGTTGACCAATTGCAAGTAATTGTTGGGACGGACTTTGAGTTTCAAGCAGACAATGCTGCGGCTGCCGCAAATGAGGCATTAGCGCAGATCATTGCGCTGGCGCAGGAAACGGGAGTCAATGGTGCAGCGTTAGGAGCAAAAGCACAGGATGCACTCGACAGGATTGCATTGCTAGCACAAGAAACTGCGGTGACTGTAGCACTAGCTGAAAGCAAAGCAAATCAGGCGCTGGCGCTGGTGGACAAGCTGAATAAAGCGGTAGATGGCTTGCAGATGACCCCACCGCCGCGGGAGTTCAAACGGGCAAGGTATGGGTCTTTTTTTGATACCACCACACAGACAGCCACGGTTATCAACACAGCTACAGCAATCACCTTTAACACGACAGACATAAGCAACGGGGTATTCATTGGAAGCCCAACATCAAGAATCGTGGTTGATAGCGAGGGCTTGTATAACTTTGCTCTTAGCTTTCAAATCGACAAAACATCGGGCGGCACTGCGGAGTTTTATATCTGGTTCAGGCTTAACGGTGTGAACATTGCCAACAGCGCAGGAGTTATCCGCATCCAAGGTAACAACGCAGAAATTTTCTCAGCCTACAATTTGTTTTTAGAACTTAAAGCCAATGATTACGTTGAAATCATGTTTTCAGTTACTGATTTAAGCGTTGAAGTTTTAGCAGTAGCAGCAACCGCACCAGTTCCGGCAATTCCGTCCATAATTCTTACAGTAAACAACAACATTGAAGGAGTCCAATAATGGCTGTTACAGTAAAGGTGCTAATCCCTGCAAAACAGGCAGAAAACGCACAGACAACCCAATACACCGCAACGAATGTCAAGGCAATCATTGACAAGTTCACGGTGACAAACACCA